GCCTGGTGGAATCAATCGATCATCAAGATCTTGATTCATTTTAGACTGTACAAAATTATTTTGAATATCTGGCATTTAATTCTAGTGTTTTATCCATTTAGATTTACCACGCGTAACTTGCACAAACTCGTTTAGTTTAATATTAGATAAACGTATTTTAGCATTACGAAGTTTTGCGGACTTTTCTTTTTTAAGTCTTTGTACTACATACTCAGGTTGATTTGCTCTTGTAGAAATTATAGCATGCAGTATGTAAGCATACATAGCTTCTTCTGCCATTTTAGGTACTTCAGTATCTAAATCGCTAGAAAGACCATCTGATATATATTCTAAGTTTATTATTTTATCAACTAAGTTATTAGAAAAAGATATTTTATTCGTTCTATTATTGATATTAAAATAACCATTAGCATTAGCGTACTGAGGATCAAGACCGTATTGCCTACCATAGCCAAACATACCAATGTAGTCGTTATAAAACTCAGCAGCGGCAAAAGAATTTAAAAAATTATTATTTAAATTTATTAAATTGTTTTTAGCCCATCTATCGTCTATTATAGAGTTAGCTGATTCTATATTGTTATCAAAGCTATCTTGTATAGGTACACCTTTGTTATCTTGTATTGGAAGTTCTGTTGGGCTTTGATGAAGATTATTTGTCGGCATTATAATATGCTGACGACCTGCTTGGTCTACCCAATATATGTTTACATAGTTTACGTAGTCTTGCGGAAGTACCACGCTTAAGTTTTTAGGAACTGTAAGTTCTTGTGATTTTTTACTTCTTAGTGTATCATAACTAAATTCTTGCAACGCTCTTTTAGCGTGAAATATTACATCAGTTCTTTTTACATCTAATACAAGTTTACCAGCTCCTATGTAAGCTACTAAAAAGTTGTTTACTATATCACCTATTTTTATATAAGAATAAGAACCATAATTGTCTTCTACAACTGTGCCATAAGCTTTGTCAGCAACAGTAGCACCGTAGTTACCACCATCTAATTTTTTAAGTTGCACTACAATAACTGTGTTAGCTGCGACTGCACCAGTAATAGTAATTTTATTATCAACAACTGTGTATGCGCTTATATATTCTGTAAAAGTTCCAGAAATACCTGACGGGCTAGTATATAATTTAAAATTATTTAAAGCGTAATTTGCAGATGTAGGTGCAAATGCTTTAAAAATTAAATCAGTATTAAAGGTTGTAGTAAAGATCTGTCCAGCTCCACCAGCACTTATAAAACCCTGAGCACCTTCGTAATATTGTCTATTGTTTTCTTGCATCATTGCCATGTGTTAGCTTTTTGAGTTTACTTCTTCTGATTGAACTGCTTGAGAAGCTGCTTGAACTATCTGCGGATCTCTAATTACAACACCAGCATAAGCAAGTATACGTAATATAACTTCGGTTTGCTCTGTATCGTCTAGCTCAAATTGAGTAGAAGTTGCTTGGTTATATATATAAGGGCCTGAAATCCAAGGATTTTGACCATTTAACCCTATAAAACCCCAAGCTACATCAGCAGGTTTACGTATATAACTAACTGTTATATCTGCAGCAGCAACAATCGTTGTTGGTTTTACAAATATATGTGTTTCGCCTGTGTTAGCGCCGCCAGTTCCTTGAACAACTTGGTCATATAAATAAACAGGGAATTGTGTTGTGGGTTTTGTAAGTGGAGAAAGATTAATATTTAAAAATTCGTTACGCTCTACACGTTGTAATTCTTTTTCATCTTTGTATATAACCGTGCCTATTCTATGTAGATCAGAAGGTGGTAAAAAATATGCTGGACTATTACTAACCGTGAGCGTTAAAGTAGCGTTATTATTACCGGCTGATATAGTTACAACATCACCACTTGTATAACCGCTACCTGGATTTTCTATTTGTACGTTAGTTACAGCACCTGCGTTTGCCAAAACACTAACCGTTAAACCTGTACCACTACCAGCATATGTAGTAGCAACTCCTGTTAGTGAATCTGTATAGCCAGTACCAGCAGCAGTTATAGCTAAAGCTGTTGCAGAACCAGTTTGCACATATGTAGTATTACCTATAGTTTTAAATATAGATATACAGTTGTCAATATTTTTTTGTCTGTTAGCATATTCGCTATCAGCTTGTGGCACTCGTAATTGCTGGTTGAGATCTTCAAAATAGTTTTCAAAAATTTCTAACTGTACCTGTGTGCCTAACTTATTGAACTCTTCTGGTGTTATATAGCCTCGTTGTTCTTTGTTAAGAATAGACAACACCGTTGTGTAAACAGTATTTACGTTTATTGCCATTGATTTTTTTATTTATATACAGGGCGCATTACACGCCCTGATATATTATTACACGTTAGAGAAGTTTTTTCTCTATTGATTTATAAACTTCTACGCCTTCGTCTGTTTTAAACCATGCAGCCATTGCTGAGTATGGGTTTTCATCAAACGGTACGTTCATTAGTTTTCTTCCATTGCTTCCCCAAGTAAATGTTCTTTGATCTTGTGATAAAGCAATAACTCCGTTTTCTGCAGCTACAATAGCTACATTACGTAATTGTACGTTGTCGTCATTAGCTAAACTAATAAACAACTCAGGATTACTTCTAGCAAATAGAAGCAAATCTCTTTTAAGTTCTTTAGAACTCATCTTAGATACCTTAGAACCAATCTCAACTCTTAAGATAGCTTCAGCCTGATCTATATCCATAGTTCTTGCAGCGTTTAAAGCATCTATTTGTAAGTCTAATATTTCTAATTGATCTACAGCCTCTTCTTTAGCGCTAAACTCTTCGTATAGCTTACCTTTTAAAGGGTGATATAAAGATAATAGCTTTTGTAAGTTTTGTTTTTCTTTTGATACAGTTAAAGTGCCGTCATAAAATCTAATATGACCCATTGTGCACTCACCTTTTTGCTCATCAACAAGTGGCGAGTCTTGGTTTGTTGCGTATCTAATTTCTCTTTGCTTACCTGTTGCAGAATCAAAATATAGTAACGCGTGTTTTCTAGTGTGCTTACCTGGAATAGTAAGAGTTAATGGAGATTTTTTACCTGTTAAATAATAAACTCTATCTTTAATTTCCCACTCAGGTTTGCTTGGCTTTTGTTCTACAGTTTTAGCCTTAACTGTTTTTTGAGGTGCAACCTCAGTTGTTTCTACTGCTTTAGCTTCTTTAGCCATGATATAATAAAATTAAATAATTAAAAAAAATAATATCTTAGGGCCGCAATTAAGCAGCCCTAGATATTAATGAGTGATTACACTCCTTTGAATAATACAAAGTTGTTAGCAGCTTGAGTTACTAAACATCTTTCAGATAGGAAGTTTACTTCCATTGCATCAAGAGTTGAAGTAAATGCACCACCAGCAGAACCAGTCAACCAAGACTTCATACGACGGTCATCACTTTGTGATGCTCTATATCGTACGTGTAAGAATGGGCGACGGATGTTAGATCCTAATACTTGATCGTAAACAGTAGAAGTTCCAGCAGGTATTAATACACCTTCAACAGAATTTACTCCTGTAACACCACCACGAGTAGAAGCGTCATTTAGATATTTCCAATCAGTCTTATAGAAATCGTAAGAACCTCTACGGAATCCAGAGAATCCTAAGTTCAATGCCATTTCTTCAGAGTTTTCGAAAAGACCAAATGCAGTACCACCAGCAGAACCAGCTGAAATAGCAGCTAGCATGTCATCAAAGTCAAGTGAAGTCTGACGTTGTAAGAACAACATGTTTTCTTCAATAGCACCTTGAGTGTCTAGGTTTTTAAGAATAGCATCAAACTCATCAAGACCAGCAGCAGCAGTAAATCCTACTTCTACGTTACCACGAGATTGAATAGCAGCAAACAAACCTTCAGAACCAGGAACAAGACCACTTCCTACACCAGCGCCAACAGCGGCTTGGTTGTATTCGCTTTCAATCATACTCATTTCTAAGTAATCTTCAAAACGTAATCTAGTTTCAGATTCAGATTTTAAATACCATAGATATCCAGAAGTACCATCTTCAGTCGCAACCTCTACCCATCCAATTTGAGCCATGTCAGAACCAGATACTACGTATTGATTTCTTAGGATAATTGGTGAATTAGAAAATTGAGTTAGTTGAGGTTCTATAGAAGTTCTAGGCTGAGTACCAGCAGCAACAGTACCACCGTTTACCATAGATGTTCCCTTAGCATAAGAAGAACCATATACAAATACCTTGATACTACCACTTGTTAAAGCAGCACCACCTACAACAGCAGCTCCACCAAAACCAGCAACAGCAATTGTACCAGCAGCAGCGGCACTACCTAATACGCTAGCAGTAACAATACCTTTTTCTTCAGCACCTGTAGCGGTATCTAAAAGAACAACAGTATCATTTACTGATATAACGTTTTGAGTACCAGGAAATCCAGCCGCAGGAGCAACTGTAATTACACCAGCTGCAAAAGTACAGTTATCATAAGATATATGTAATCTATTTTGTTCAGACCAAATTACTTGATCAGAAGTCATTGGCATTTCAGCGCCAACCATTCTTAAAAAGCCAGAAATCGTACGGTTACCGTAACGCTCTACTTCTTGTTCGTAAATCTCAGGTAGATACTGCTGAGCAAAAGAGTTTGAATCTCCTGCTAAAGCACCACCATTAAATTGTAGGTAGTTGCTATTCAGTAGCTCCTGTGTTTGAGATGGGATCAATGACCCAAATTGTGGAGTTAAAGCCATAATTTATTATTTAGTTAGTTAAATTTTTTAGTTTTGATTTTTAATTTTGAAGAATCAAGACCGCTAATCGCTTTTACTTTTAACCCATTAACAAATACATCACCAGAAGCAGTTTGCCTAGGTTCATTACTTATGTTTTTAGATTTAGCCATAACATCTTTAACTGCATCGGCCTTGCCTTGCTCATAAAAATGTTGTGCTATAGTATCAGCGTTTCGCGCTGCGTATAAAGCTTTGTGGTAACCTTTAGCATCTGTTATTTCATTTTTATCATTTAAGAACGTCTTAATGAAGTTTGTAATATCAGATTGTGCCTCAGCTACCTGTGTTGGATTTTTAATACCATACCTAAATTTTTTATCACTAACTTTAAAATCGAAACCTTCGAAATCATTATTTAATAAATTTTTAGTACGGCTTATAAAGTCCTTATGCTTTACTTGCACAGCTTCTTGCTCTTCGTTGTATCGGTTAAAAAAGTCTGTAGCTTTCTGTTGGTCTTGAGTTACGCCCGGTCTCAACTTGATCTCGTCGTAGTATTTACTCTTTAAACCTTCAAGAAAGTTTTTTGCTTTAGCAACCTCCTCTTTAAACGCAATTTTCTTTTTGCGTATATCTTTTGGTTCATCTATATCTTCATCATAATCAAAGTCTTCTAATAAAAGACTTACATCTTCAGAATCTAAATGTGGTTTAGTTTGTTTATAATATTCTCTAATTAAAGATGTACTATCAACATTGGTATAATCTGCATTAAGCCTAACATAGTCTTCTACAGTTCCACCAGTCTCTTCCATAAAAGAAACTAGCTTTTCAATATTTTCAGGTAGAACTCTTTGCTCTTGTATAGCTTGCTCTACTTCTTTAGTTGCTTCAGGTTGTTTTTCCTCTTCTTCAGTATCTTCAATAACAGTTAAAGGAGATGCTACTTCTTCGTCGGAGGTCCGTACTTCTTCAACCACTTCTTCGCTGTTGCCACTGTCTTTGGACTCTTCGACAATAGCATCGCTATCATTTGTCTCTTGTGTTTGAACGGCATCAGTATCTTCTTTTTTGATTACTACTTTTTTAACATCTGGTTCAATATCTATTAAAGGTTCTTTAATATTTACTTTAATAGGTTCACCCGTATTATCACCTAAATTTTTAGGCTTAGAAGGAGTTTTTATTTTAAACTCTCCTTCTTGTTTTATTTCTTCTGACATAATATAATAATATAAAATTAAAGGATTTTATTTTCAACGAGGTTCAAACTGTTCAAGTCCAAATCCTCCTAGTGAGTCAAATCCAGATGACTCAAAGTTTTTAGGTAGTTCATCGTTTTGACGCTGTGAAATCATTTCTGATTGCTGCGTACCTATAATTCTAGCGCGCTCGTCTTTACGATCTTCTATATCTTGCTCTTTTTGTTTTTGAGTATCAACATCTAATTTAGCTAATTGCATGTCGTAGTTAAATTTTTCCGCCATTAACTGTTTCTTTATTTCAGCTTCTGTTTGCATTTGCTGAATTTTAAATTGAGACTTACCCTGCTCTATTTGTAATTCTGTTTCAGCTAACGATTGTTGTTTTTGCATCTCTGCTAAAGCCGCCTGTTCAGCTGTTTGAGCGTTGGCTTGAGCTTGCGCTTGTATGTTTGCTTGAGCAATTTGCTGATCGCGTTGTTGCTTTTGCTTGCGTTTTATTTTAAGCATTTGATTTGCAAGTTTAATATTAGATATTTCTCTAATATCTATAACATCTTCAAGATCAACACCCCCGTTTTGCAACGCTATTTGTAAATTACGCTCTAAATTTTGTTTATCTTCTTGTTCAGGTTCTAGCTCTAAAAATATACCAAAATCATGAAGGTTTAAAGTTTCTATTTGCTCTAAAGTATTTACGTTAAAAGTACTTATACTATTCATAAGTGAATTTTTAAGTAAAGGAAAGCTTAACATATCAGCTGCTTTTAAACTTATGTTTTCAGCATTACGAACTGTTAAATACATTAAAGACTGTAACACATGTTTAGTCGCTGTATTAGAAGCAGCTGCGGCTAATTTTTGTAAGCCTACTAATGAATCTTTAGCTGGTTGACTACCGTCTCTAGCTTCGTTAAGCCCAGTCACGTCTCTAATCATTTGCAAATAATACTGATACGTTTGTATGAGCGCTTGTATCTTAGCCATACCTGAAGATGTTTGCAGCTCTTGAATAGGTACTTTACCTCTGTTAGGATCGCCGTCTTGGGTTAAGCTTCTACCAACTATACTACCAGTTTGGAAATACATGTTTAAAGCCTCCGCTGGATTGTAATTAGTACCATTACCAAGATCAACCTCTGCTAACCCATCTACATCTACATAAACACCATCTGGTACCACGCGTGATAGTACTTGCTGTAATTTTAAATGCGTTAGCTGTATCATATCAGCAAAGCTAACACACTTACTCACAATACTTTCTATACGACCTTTATACATTCTAGGCGCAGAGATACTATAATTCATTTGCACTTTAGTCTGATTGCTATAAGGCCTAGTCATGTTTTCAGCAAGCTCCCATTTAAGCATTTTTTCGTGGCCAAGTATTTTAGCGCCACTATATAAAACCTCTATAGCCCTGTGCACTTTGTTAAAGTTGTCAGTTTCAGGCGGATCAAACGAATCATCTTTTTCAAGAGCTTTTTCAAGACCTTGATCTGTTTGTTTTATTTTAAATACTTGATTTTGATAAGTTTTGTATTCAAAATATAATACTTGTATTAAGTTTCTGTCGTAATCATAATTATAAAAATTACTTCTATAATTATTATTACCTGAATATTCTTGTATTTCTTCTAACTCTGATTGAGTTAAGTAAGGAAATTGTTTTTTAATTTCTTCAAGAGATAAACTTTTAACTTCACCTACGTAGTATATATCTTCAAAGTTAGGATCGTCGCTGTAAGAATAAACTAAATTTGCAGGATCAACATAATCAACTGTAATACCGCTTGCTAAATTGAAATTAGTTTTTGTAGCACCAATACCTAATATTACTAAATCTTGTGCCAAGCGTTTTTTAACTTCTGTGTATTTATTATAATTAAAAACATTTTCAATAAGCTCTTCTTCGGCTATTTCTATAGCTTGTTTGTAAGAAAGCTGCATGTGAAGTTCTAACTCTTCTTTAGTCTTAGGTAATTGATCTTCAGCTATGTTGGTTCTTTTTAAATCTACACCAGCATTTTGCTTTGCTTTTTGAATTATTTCAGCAGCAAAAGCATCTTCTGCAATAGCAGTAGCGTGATCTGTTCTTTGTTTTACAGCAAAAGGATCTGTAGCGAAAGATTTTATTTTATAACCTTTGTCTGTCATACCGTTAACTACAATATCTACAAATTTAGATAATACAGCCACTGGTTTCCAGTCTAAATTAAGGTAAGATAAATCACCATTAGTAGATAATTCATCTTTGTATTTTGCTACACTTTGTTCTCCTCTAGCGTAAAGTCTTAAATCATTAAACCTAGTCCAGTTTGTTCCAAACCTACCGCCATTTAAAGTTCCTCTGTCTCCTCTAAACCATTCGTCTTCCACAGCTTTTGCTACGGCTAAACCATATTCATAAGTCTTTTTCTCTGCGTCTGGTACTACCTGACTTGGAAAAGTGCTACTAGAATTAGTATAAATCATCTATTTTATTATTTTTGAAATACTACCTTGGTTATCAAACTTCTTGAAGCCCAAAGGAACAACATTTTTTTTAACTACGTTTACAGGTGTATACCTATTTTTATTGCAAGCCATTATTGCTAGGCCTGAACTAATAGAAGCATCGTGCTTAGTTCTATTGTTTATATTAAACTTAGACCAGTCTTCTAACGTTTCTTGAAAGTACATGTTACCGTACATAGTTTCTTTAAGCCCAACGTGATCTTCTATGTAAGATTCAATAGCAGCAGCGTGAGCTTGCTTAATATCTTCTGATGAGTTAGGTATTCCGCCTATCTCTCTTTCTGCAACAGAAAGTTTTAATTTATCCGGTCTGTTCATTGAGAAAGCTCTATAACCTCTACGTTTTAAATAATATAAAAGCCTAGGTTTATTATTCTCTGCAAGTATTGGCATACCGTAAAAGTGTAATGCCATAAGTACATCTTCAAAGAATATCTCAGCTGTTGGAGGTCTTGATATATATTCTAAGAAAAACATATTAACCGGAACGTTTTCCATACTGAATTTAGTAAGACCGTGCAAAGCACCTTTAGAACCTCTGTTGTCTACTGTTCCTGATATATCATAAGAGTCACAACCAAAAGCACCGCAATGTTCATTACCAGGGTGTTTAACTCCATTTTTTATTATTACACGATTTTGTAATTCTGCAGGTGGTACCCATGAAACTAAAAACCTTCCATTGGTACTAGGTATAAAGTTTACTATAGTATCTTTAACACCTTCGCTCCACATAAAATTTCCTCTTGTTACTAATTTAGAGTTATCAGATTCTTCATTATAATCTATCTGCTCGTATATCTTAGTTAGATTAAATAAAGACTCTTTCGTTTCATCTCTAAAAGCATGCTGCTCAGTTCTAGGAAACTGGCGGTAGTATTCGTTTAAACTGTCTTGATCACCTTTTAAACCATCAACTTCGTTTTCCCAGTGGTTTATAACACCTACTTCAACTTGTAACCCATCTGATCCTTCAACCGATTTTGCCGGCGTATCAAAGACAGGGTGTCCATAAGTATCAATGAATCCTTCGTAGTTCCATTCCATAGGTATGAACAAAGAATATAATCCTGAGCTAGTTTGTCCGTTGCGGTTTCTTTTGGTAGCATCTGATGCATAGTACAATTTTTTAAAATTACCCCCACCTTTATCAAGAGAGTTACTTGTTGAACCCATCATACACTTACCTACAACCCTGCTACCTAATCTAAGGGTAGTTTTTGTAACCCTCCAGTTGTTTAGTATGTTATCAGGTCTTTCCCATTTACCTGATTCATCATGCACAAGCAGCTTTAGTTTTTCACCATCATAGCTGTTATCACCTGTATTTTTCCAGTCAATAGTAGTATCAAGCCCTACAACTTCGTCAGGTGTTTCACCCTGATCTAGCTTTCTACGAGTTAGCTTTGACGCTGGTACTCTGTAAGCAAGCTCTGTTTTAGGCCGGTCCATACCGTCTTGTATTGGTTTAAAAAAGAAAGGGTAGTTAATTGATATTGGTACTACCTTGTCGGTAAACATTTTTTTAGCATCAGCCCCTGATTTTGATAAGATGCCGAATCTTGCATCGCTTGATATTGTTGCAAGGTTAACAGTTTCCCCTGATGCCATGAAGCTAAAGCCGGACCGTCTGTTTTTGAGGTAGCACATACCATAGCATCTTGTGTCTGCTTTGCAAGCTTCCCAGAATATAAAGAATAATCTGTTTGACTCCCTAAAGTCTGCTGCCCCAACATCAATCTTACTCCACTGCAAGTACATGTAGTGAGTGCCAGTAAGATAAGTAGCAACACCTTTGTTATTGAACCAATGGCCTTCGTCGCGGCGTTTAAACTCTTCGTCAATATACTCATACCATCTTTCTTTAAAGTGCTCCGGGTATTTATTCCACTCAAATACACTTTTTATTTTATTTAATTCTTTAGGATATTCTTCTCTAGACCATTTGTCTTTATCCTTATTTAGTTTACCTTTAAAAGGTGGTAATGCTATTTTAAGGTTTTGTATTTCATACACATCACCTATTTGACCAGTCTTACTTATAACGACTATGTCGTGTTCTTTGTTATAACCGTACTCCCACTTTTTGCTTTTGTTATTTCTTTTAAGCACGTGAGGTTTTACGTGATCTGTAAGTACAGTAAATAAATTTTGCTTGTACATTACTTAGATCTACCCTCTGCAAAACCCTGAAAGGATTTTTGTTTGCTATCACCTGATTTATCCTCAAGCATACTTTTTTCTTCTTCAATGCGGTTAAGTATTTCAAACGCATCGAATATAGCTAACTTTTTTGTTGCAGCCGCGTTCTTTAAACGATCAGCCGAGATGTCATCATCTGAATCTACAATAGGTTCTTTAGCTACCTTAATTAATTCCTCAACTGCTTTTTGCCCAGCTTGGATTATATTCAACTTGGTTTTCTTGGTGCTCATACTTAATTACAATATCATTTGATTTCATACAATAAAGCCGCTGGTCATTTATAATAAACTCAAACTCACTGTTAGGTGTAAACCCTATAGTATCTCCCTCGTTTATTCCTTTAGCTTCTAAGGACTTATTACCATACTTTAGTACACCAATAAGCTTTTGCTCTTTATCGAGCTCTAGATCGTTATTATTTTCAAGTGGCATAGCAAAGCATCTATCAGCAAACGCATACCATTTGTATATTTTTTTATATAAATATATTTGATCTATTTGACAAAAGTAAAGATCGTTTTTAAAAAACTTACTACTGTTAACTTCTTTACCTTTCATGTTATAATACCTTCTAAAGATATTATGATGAACTATAATTTCATCTCCTTCTTCTATAGGCGTATCAAAAGCAAGTGGCGTTGAAACTACAATAGCTTTATTGTTTACAAACTTATGTTTTTCAATACTACTATTTAGTAAAAGCTCTTTGCCATCTACGTCTATAGAATTATCATAAACCTTACCAACTGGCTTTATGATAAAATCATATACACTCTTCATTAATATTCTAAATCATACTCAACAGATACTGCCATGTGAGAATTAAATTTCTTCCACGGCAATACCTCGTTGTTTTTCTTTATATGAATATTATAAGAACTATCTTGATCATCAAATAAAATATATGCAATCTCGTGGCCACCATAAACTTGTTGACCTACAGAGTAGTGCATAGCATCATTTTTATAATCAGAACCAATACTGATCTTTCTTATAACAGAATCCATTTTAGTCTTCTGCTTTAACTACAGCTAGATCGCTATCATCTTCATCTTCTTTTTCGATGATAGTATATTCTCCTGTAGACATATCAATATTGATTGCTCCGTATTCTCCTTCAAGATCTTTTTTAAACTCTTCTAAGTCTTTATTTACCCCAGCTATTTCGTGTAGTAACGCGTGTTTGTTTGATTCCAAAACACCTATCTGAGTAATTATTTCACTTAGTTTAGTATTGTGACCTTGTAAGGTTTCTAATTGTTTATCAGTAATTTTTGCCATTTGATTTAATTTAATTAATTTATAATAATATAGTTACACTATATTTTACTTTTCTACTCTGGTAAATCTTCGTATTCGTCTGCGTAATCAGCTGGTAAATATGATTCCATACCAGTTACTTGCTCAGCGCTACATTCGTCTTTATAAAAGTCGTTTGATAGTAACCAAGCAAAGTGATCTTTAAGAACTTGCAATTGCTCAGCTGAAGTTTCTTCATCTGCAGCTTCTGCTAGCTGACCATCAACTTGATTTACAACAACAGCTTTGTGGCTGTCCGGGGTGTTATCTGATGTAATTGTGTTTTTATACATTATTTATTTTTTAATAATTCTACTTCTGCTTTTAATTCTTTTATTGCTTGTACAAGCACGGGTATTAGTCTACCATAACTCGCTTCTAATCTGTCAGGGTTGCTATCATAAACAAGTCCTAAATTTTCATCATCTACTTCTTGTAATTCTTGAGCAATAAAACCTATATCTTTAGTACCTTTTCTAGAACTATAAAATTCTTTTCCATCTTTGTCGGTTTCTGCTCTATGATCCCAAACAAATTTTCTAGGCTTTAAAGAGTTTACAAAATCTAATCCGTAAGGTAAGTCTTCAATATTTGTTTTATCTCTTTCATCAGATATAGCTGTAATGCTTGTTACTTGACATCTTAAAGTTGTAACGCTTGTATTACCTAATGTTATTTCATTACTAACAGAACTGCTGCTAGGATTTGCAGCATATCCTAAATTAGTTATATTATCTCCAGTTGCACCACCACCAGTTGCAGCACCTATACAAGTTCTTGTGTTTCCAGTTACATTACCGTCATCTGCGGCATATCCTACCGCAGTGTTCATAGGGCTAAAAGTTTGATTTTGTAGAAGCAATGCATTAGTTCCAATCGCTACTGATCTACCATCGCTTGTTGCAGCGCCTAAAGCATTTGCACCAATAGCAACATTGTCATCGCCATCAGTATTTGCATCCATAGCTTCAAACCCTATAACAACATTATTGCCCCCACTTGTTATAGAAGCACCAGAACTTTTACCAATACAAGTATTGTTACCTCCTGAACTTGAACCAGGCGCGCCAAGCCCTGCTTCAAAACCAACAAAAGTGTTATTCGCACCTGTGTTTTGACGCCCTGATTGGTAACCTACACAAAGTCTACTTGCGCCTGTTAAGTTGTTTTGACCTGCGTTATAACCTATATTTATATTACCTGTGCCTGAGGTTTGTGAAAATCCTGCAAAAGCACCTATTGAAACAAATCCAAAAGATGTATTAGATCTTCCTACGTTGTATCCTATGGATACAACACTATCGCCAGGAGCGCTTTCGCCAGCTCCGCTACCTATAATAACACTCTCTGATGCGCCTGCAGAACTTCTTTGAACATTAGAGCCAATAAGAACACTATTTGGAACACCTGTTGTAGCTATTAATGCAACTTCGCTACCAATATAAACGCCGTTACTTGAAGTCGTTACAGCAGTAGCAGCTTGGTAGCCTAAAGAAGTATTATCTGAACCTGTGCTAGTTTTTAATGTTTGATAACCTACAGTAGTATTGTTTCCGCTTGTAGTAGCTGTATATCC